GATCGCAGAAGTATATTACATATGTTACTGATAGAAGATATACTGCACAAAGGCAGATAATGCTTTTAACGCTTTTACATGATGATGCTCTTGGTTATATTAATCAGTATGGTAGAGTTGAATCTACTTATGATCAAGGATCATTTGAGTTTGGTATTGAAGGAACTGAGGGTGTTATCTTTTTCTATCCAACAAGATATAGTGTAAATGATTATGATGTAACTACATTAACATACAATTTAAAAGATAGCCTTATTGGCACAGGTACTTCTAGTTTTGGTGGCATTGTTGATATAAAAACAAGTAGTGTCAGTGTTTCTTCTGGGGCAACCACAATTGTTGGAATTGCAAGTACTTATAGGTCTGCAAAAGTTTTGGTCGAAATTACAGGATCAAATGGTGAGTATCAATTTGATGAACTAAGCGTTTTGCATGATGGAACCAATGTAGAATATATTGATTATGGACAACTAACAACAATATCCCAGAACATATATTCTAATTCTGGACTTGGAACTTATTATCCATATCTTTCTGGATCACAATTAAAAATTGATTTTACTCCAAATGTTGGAATAGCTGCAACGATTAATACAATTCAAGTTGCTATTGGTAATACTTTAACCTCCGGCATTGGCACTTTTGATATGAAACATGCGAGATTACAAGCAACATCAACATCAATAGCTTCATCAACATCGCCCGCTGCTGCAGTAATTGCAGAATATTCTGATGTGTATGATTGTTTATACGGAATACTTCAAGTTTCTGATACAACGAATAATAGACATCAATTATCAGAAATTATTGTTTTAGATGATGGAACAGAAACTTATATTACTGAATATGCAAATATTGAAACTTTTGCTGGACTTGGAACTGTAGGAGCTGCAACAACATCATCGTCAACCAAATTAACATTTACACCATTACCAAACATTAACGTTTCCGTAAAGATATTTTTTAATGTATTGAGAAACCAAGATGATGATAAGGATGTTGTTGATTTTAATAATGCAACTATAGAAACAAACTATGGTAACTATTATGGTACAGAAAGAGATATTAGGAGAGCATTTGATTTAACACATGAAGGTTATAAAATCTTCCAAAGATCTTTTGATGCAAGCAATTCTTCAATAGTAAATCTTTCATCAAATATTATATCTTTACCAAATCACTTCTTTGTTACTGGAGAAGAACTAGTTTATACTAACGCAGGTTCTGGAACTACAACAGCAATTGGAATTGCCACCACATCTTTTGTAAGTGTTGGTTCTACTAATAAATTACCATCAAGTGTTTATGCAGTAAAATTAAATAATAATTCAATTAAACTTGCAAGAAGCGCAGAAGATGCTCTAAAATCAGTTCCAGCAACTTTAGATTTTACAAGTGTTGGTATTGGAACCACACATTCATTTACTTCCAAAAATCAAAATGCTAAGGTGATAGTTGCAGTTGATAATCTTATTCAGTCTCCTGTTGTTGCATCTGCAGTAACTACAACCTTAGCAATTAGTGCATTTACATCAGATGATGTACTATACTTCACAGGAATATCATCATTCTTTGGTGGAGATTTGATTAAAGTTGGTGATGAAATTATGAGGATTGATGGGATTGGTATTGGAAGTACTAATTCAATAAGAGTTCGTAGACCTTGGTTGGGAACTATTGTTGCTGGATATTCAACCGGAACTTTAGTAACTAAAGTACTCGGAAATTATAATATCGTCGATAATACCCTCAATTTTGTTGAAGCTCCATATGGAAATGTACCAATAGTTACTGATGATCCAGACGAACAAAGTTGGGCAGGAATATCAACTTCATCCAGTTTCCAAGGAAGAAGTTTCTTGAGATCGGGTATACAAAATACAACTAATGAAGCGTATTATAAAAATTATATATTTGATGATGTTTCGTCAAGATTTAATGCTTCTCAGAGAGATTTTACTCTAAAATCAAATAGATCTAATGTAACAGGAATTTCTGCAGAGAATGCTGTCATTTTAATAAATGATATATTCCAATCTCCAGGATTAACTGCTGCTTATACATTAGTAGAGAATGTTGGAATAACATCAATCAGTTTCGTTGGAACTGCGGTTTCATCTGTATATGATGTAAATACTTCCAATTTGCCTGTTGGTGGTGTTATTGTATCTGTTGGATCGAGAGAAGGACTTGGATATCAACCTTTAGTTTCTGCTGGAGGAACTGCTATAGTATCTGGATTGGGTACTATTTCCTCAATTAGTATTGGAAATAGTGGTTCAGGATATCGAGTTGGTGTTCAAACTGTTAGAGTTGGCGTTGGAACTTCTTCAACAGCAATCCCCAACATTCAATTTATAGGTACAGCAACAGTTTCTAATGGTCGTATTGTTAGTGTTGCAGTAACTAATCCAGGCACTGGATATACTTCAACAAATCCACCATATGTCTTTATTGATGCCCCGCTATCATATTCAAATATTCCATTGGTTTATAGTTCTTCATCTGCAAGTGGTGTAGGAACTCAAGCAGTTATTGATATTGTCGTCGGACAAGGATCTAGTGTTATAGATTTTGAGATTAAAAACACTGGATATGGATATGATACAGGGCAAATTTTAACAGTTCCAATTGGCGGACTTGCTGGAATTCCGACTACTTCAGGTTTTAGCGAGTTTCAAATAAGCATCCAAAATACATTTACTGATAAATTTAGTGGATGGTCCATTGGTGAATTGCAATTATTAGACAGTATTGATAATTTGTTCGATGGTGAAAAAATTGTTTTCCCAATCAAATATCAAGGCAATTTAGTTTCTATACTTTCATCAAGGGGCTCAAATATTAGTGTACAAGATTCACTTCTTGTTTTTGTAAATGATGTACTTCAAGTTCCCGGTAAAGGATATATTTTCCCAGGAGGAAGTGCAATAACATTTGCCGAACCCCCAAAAGTTGGTGATGTATCGAAAATTATTTTCTACAGGGGAAGTGGTTCTGTTGATGTTGTTGAAAGAAATATTTTGGAAACTATAAAAATTGGCGATGAATTAACTATTGGGTATGATTCATCTATAGGACAAAATTCAACATTACAGGAAGAACTGAGAACAGTTACAAGTGTAAATGCAACGGATCTTCTCAATACAAATCCCTATTTTGGACCAGGAAATACTGGAGATGAAACACTATTGAGGCCGGTTGTTTGGTGTCGTCAAACTGAAGACAAAATTGTTGATGAAAAAGGTATTGGAAAAGATCGCATTCTTTATGAGGCTTCAATTTATCCAACATCTTATCTTATTCAATCTGTCGGAATCGGATCTACGATTGTGTTTGTTCAAAGTATTAGACCTTTCTTTAATGCAATTAATGAGAATAATACTTCACTATCTTTCCAAAAGGATATTACATTAATATCTCAAGATTCTAAAGTTGCAGCAGCCGCAACCGCAGTTGTATCTGCCGCTGGAACAATTTCATCAATTATTCTTTCTGATGGTGGAGTTGGATATACAACTGCACCAACAATAACTATAGAAAATCCTGTTGGACTTGGAACTACTCAAAGAGCAACTGCAGCAACATCAATTACTTCAGGAATTGTTACCACAATTTCAATAACAGGCCCAGGAACGGGATATACAGCATCAAATCCACCAGTTGTTTTAATAGAATCTCCCACTTTCCAATTTGAAAATAATACTGTTAATTCTTTTGAGGGTGATTTTGGAATTATTTCTGGAATATCAACAACTTCTGTTGGAGTTGCATCAACCGCAATTGTTTTTGATTTTGTTATTCCAAAAGATTCTTTCCTTAGAAATTCTTCAATAACTGGTGTAACTACTGTCAGTGGAATTCAAACTGGTTATTATTTTATTATTAATAATTCTAATGTCGGAAAAGGATTGACCTCGCTCAATTCTTTACGATCAACCGTTGGAGTTGGAACCACCTTCTTGGATAATGTATATCAAGTGGCTGCAGTTTCAATAGCACAGACCTCAGTAACTGGATTTGGTGTTACTTATGTGGCAAAAGTAACAGTAAGCGTTTCTGGTTATAATGGATTGACTGGAATTGGATTTAGTAATTTCTATGGTGAGTATAGTTGGGGTAGAGTTATTCTTGGACCCAGAATTAAAGACAATTCATATAATTCATATACCTTAAATGGATATGCTGGAATTGCTACTGGAGCAATTTTAAAGAGAACCAATCCTTTAAAATACTTAAACTATGTCCCATAAATAGATAAAAACCTCATAAAATGGCAGCAATTATAACTGACCAAATTAGAATATTGAATGCGAAGAACTTTGTGGCAGGTGTTACAAGTTCTTCGAATTCCTATTATTCTTTTATTGGACTACCAAATTCAACTGATTTTCAATCCAATTGGGATGTAAATCCCCCTTCACCAAAAGATAATTTTGATGAAGAAAATAATTATTGGGATACAATGATTGCTTTGAAGAAAATAAATTCAAGTGATATAAGGCAAGTTGTTCAAAAAAGAATATGGTCATCCGGAACAACTTATGATATGTATCGCCATGACTATAGCAGATCAAATACTGCTAAAGTTTCTGGGGCAACTAATTTATATTCTTCATATTATTATGTTTTGAATAGTGATTATAAGGTTTATATTTGTCTCCAAAATGGGACAAATCCAGAAAATCCAAACGGAAGGCCTTCCTTAGATGAACCAACATTCACAGATCTAGAACCAAGGTCTGCTGGATCTAGCGGTGATGGTTATATTTGGAAATATCTTTATACAATTAAGCCAAGTGATATTGTAAAATTTGAATCAACTGATTTTATTCCCGTTCCTTTGGATTGGGAAACTGCTTCGGATAATTCTTCAGTTAGAGATAATGCTATTGATGGGTCAATTAAAATTGTTACTATTACAAATAGGGGAGTTGGGTTAGGCACTGCAAATAGAACATATACAAGGGTGCCAATAAAAGGTGATGGTACAGGGGCAGAGTGTACAATCGTAATCAACAATGATAGAGAGGTAGATTCGGTTACAATTTCAAGTCAAGGATCTGGATATACTTATGGAAATGTTGATTTAGTTTCTGGTGGTGTTCCAACTGGTTCAACTATACCAATATTCAATGTTATTATTTCTCCACAAGGAGGTCATGGATATGACATTTATAGAGAACTTGGCGCATATAATGCATTACTCTATTCAAGAATAGAAAATGATGTTGAAAATCCTGATTTTATTACAGGAAATCAAATTGCTAGAGTTGGTATTGTAAAAAATCCCCAGGCATTTGGAGGGTCTTTGTTAAGTTTAGATAAAGCAAGTGCTCTTTCTGCACTCAGATTAACTGGGGCAGGTTACAGTTCCGCAACCTTTACGCCAGATTCTTATATTATACAAATAGTAGGAACTGGAGTATCTGCAGTTGGTAGAGTTGTGAATTATGATCAAAATACTGGTGTATTAAAATATTGGCAAGATAGAACTCTTGCCGGATTTACTACGGCAGGGATTGGCATCACAAATCCAACTTATGGATTTGATTTGACAGAATTTACAAGTTCTCCATCAACAGGTGGCAGTGTAGTTATATCTGGTGGAAGTATTTCTTTATCGATTAGCACCTCATTTACTGGTGTATCAACGGTAATAAATAATAGAACCTACTATTTTGGTCAATCATTTACGAACGGTATTTCTTCGCCTGAAGTTAAAAAATACAGTGGTAGTGTTATTTACGTTGATAATAGACCATCAATTACTAGATCATCAAATCAAAAAGAAGATATCAAAGTCATTTTGCAGTTCTAACGAATTATGTCTCAACAAACTAATCTTAATGTAGCTCCATATTTTGATGATTTTGATGCAAATAATGACTATTATAGGGTATTATTTAAACCCGGATA